GCCGGATCGGCATAGACCCCTCCACCATTAAATGGATAATTCTATGTCGTGGGTTACGTTCGGTAACCCGTAACCTAGTGGTCATAGCAGACGCTCTAGAAGATCGCTACACGTATACGAGGTTTTAACATCCGTCCTTTGACAGATGTTAAGTTCCCTTCAAACATACGGGCCTTTGGATCGAAGAAATCTCAATTGGCTTGAGCCTCACGCAGAAATAAATCCGCACGAGCTCTGAAAGATTGTACGGCTTTACGCTGTGTTCAATCAATCGAAGCTATATTAAGGTCTTCATCCAAAGCAATAAGGTCTGAAATATCAGACCAAGTTGCAAAACCCCTGTTTAGACGCTGGAATTTAGCCTCTAGTTCGATAGTAGCAGTATCAAAAGACATTGCTATGTATCATAAACCAGGGTTTACCAGCAGTAGGATTAATTCTAATATCCTTATGGGATGACGAGTGACAAAGGTATCATATCAATTAAGATAAAAATACTCTTTTGCCTTCTCTAATTCTGCGCTCTTGGCTTGAAGATCTCTACGGATTACCTTAATAAAGGCATTCCCAATAGAGAGTTGCAATCTATGTAATATATCAATATTATCTAGTGCAATGTAACGTCCTATAAATGTAGGTATGATTCTATCCATAAGTGGATGATCCATACCAGTAGGACTAGCTACAAAAGCACCTCCATGCCCAAGACAAACCCATAAAACGAATGATAAGAGAGATGATTTTTTAGGTCATCTACTCATCATGGGGATTAGAACGTCGCTAATATTACTGATTCAATTTAGTTTATGTGCTTCACGGATCACATTCCCAATGTAGAATCTATCTCTAATAAATCTCAGGATTAAACCTGGACCTATAGGAGTATAATCTACGTTAGGCCCTTTAAGACGTTTTGCAAATTCGCAAAACTCTTTACTAATGACACTCTTAGATAAGTTAATTTTAACTCCTAAGGCGTCCATTAGTTTAAGGTACTCTTGGCCGACAACGTCATTATTAATGGCGAAGTCGTCACCTAAGACAACGTAACCGTCGAAACCAACTATATTGACTTTCGTACTAGCAGCCCTAACAATCACATGGTGTGTGATTGCAAGCATAGCTCAGGAAGAGTATGCTCCCATAGGCTGTCCTACAGCATAACGCACAAAACGGTCCTCATCTGGAATATATCAGTCTATATTAGAGATTATATCTCCTCATATAGAACCGATATCCGATTTGGACATAACGTTAAGTATGTCTTGCTGTAAGTTTATGGGAAGACGATCTGTAGCTGCTGATAGATCATATGATGATAAGAAATTGTCAGAATTTGTTCTCTCTAAGAATTTCTTAAGAGCCAAATCTTGGTCAAAAGTACCATCAACATGATTAACCTCCTTAAGGAGATTAAATAATCTATCATGTAGCGGTTTAAACATCAACTGGATTCACCAGTTTGTCAAAGCGACAACTCTGGCTTTTCCAGGAGTGTTATAAACCACGGACAGCTTCCCCAATAATATAGGATGTCTGCGGAGCATAGGGTATAATACTAATAAAATTAAATAAGGTATACAACCCAAGCACAGCAGCAGAAGGAATCATGCTAGGAACGGCTTACCGTATCTTCATAGTCAGACAATAGTCTGACGTAGGACACGAGGGTTATGTAAAAACGCTAATGCGTCTAACCCCGCCACCCAAACGGCTTTTCAGCCATTTGGTCCAGCTGATTCTCCTCCAATAAGGCTAAGTCTTAATCTACTATCTAAATACTTTGGGAATACATCCTTAACCGCACGGTTAATAACATCAAGATCTAAAGATCTGGATGTACCTGAGAACGGATCAGTAACTGATTCATAACTCGGTTTAACGTGTGTAGGAAAGACCCTAAAGATAGATATGAGAGAAAGGATTGCACCAACTACCTTGCTACTCGGTTTCGAAATAAGGATATTTCTGATAACTTTTGGCAAGATACGAGGGTAACCTTGGGCGTCTAGTGAAATATAAGGACCTT